TCGAACTCCACGCGGATCTCTTCTTGCAGCGGGCCCAGGTTGCACTTCTCATGGCGGATCGTGACCACCTGCTCCTCGCGGACCATGGCCCAGCGTGACCTGGCTGAGTTGTTCCAGGCGGTGGATCCGCTGAAGGTGCTGTTGGTATCGCTGCCCGCGCCCATGCGCACACTCGCCTTGTCAACGTGCGCCAGCAGCAGCACCGCGGCGCGCGTGACGTGGGCAATGAGGTTCAGCGCCCGCATGAAGCCTCTGACGGCCGTGCGGTCGTTTTCGTTGTCCGCAAAGACATCGGACGCGTTGTCAATGACGATGACCTCCGCCTTCAGCCTCACGGCCTGGTCGGCCAGCCACTGCATGCGCTCGGTGGGGTGGCCATCGCGCCAGAGCACGCAGTCCTGCTGCGTCAGGTCGTAGACCGTCATGCGGCCGGCCAGGCTGGCCATGGGCACCTGCATGTCCTGGCAGATGTTGGCCACGCGGAAGTGGACGGTGCGCGCTTCATCCTCACCTGACAGCACCAGCACCCGGCTTGGCTTGGTGGCGATCTCCATGAACTGCTGGCCATGCACCAGCGCCACGCCCAGCTGCAGGCTCAGGTTGGACTTGCCCACACCGCCGTTGGCGGCCAGCAGCGTGACCGTGCCCTCGGGCAGCCAGCCCTCGAGGCGCCAGGCTGGAGGCTCGGGCGTCTGGTGCTCGAGCACTTCCCAATCCAATGGGGAAATTTCCCCATTCGATTTCCCCATTTCCCCGTTTGACTTCCCCATTTCCCCATCGACGGCCCCGAGCGACAGGTTGACTGTGATGGCCGGCGGCTTGCGGGTGTCGGGCGCAAACTTCTCCGCTGACCTCACCGCCCGCGGAATCTCAGCCCGCCTGGCCTCCCACCGCCGCACCTCCTCCTCAGGCCCTGTGGGGCGCACCGCGTCCATCAGGCTGTAGAGGTGCTCGACTGCCGCGCCCGCGAACATGCCACCAGCCACCAGGCTCGCGGCCATGCGCGTGAGTGAGTCGTGATAAGCGCGCTCACTCGGTGCACCGGTCAGGCCCTGCAGGAACTCGCCCGCGTGCGTGCCTGTAGATGTTGATGAAGGTGCGGCTTTCGCAATCGCCAGCGTGGACCTGAGCGCCTCTAGGTCGATGCCTACGGCGTCGCACGCGTCGGCCAGGCTCCAGCGCACCTTGGGCTGCCAAGACTCAAGCTGCACCTGCCAGGTGCCGGCCGCTCGGGGCTTGGTGTTGCAGCCCACGGGCAGGCGCCCGTAGCGCACCAGGGCATTGCCCGAGGCGTCGTTCGATCTGCCCCGGGCGGCCAGCGCGGACATCACGCGGTCGATCAGGGCCTGGTTGGCGGTGTCTGGGTCGGCCGGGTCGAGCAGGATGCCGACCTGGAACTTGCCCGGGCTGGTCTGGATCGCGTAGCTGTAGCCCTTGACGTCGTCCATCTGGACGTCGTCCAGCAGCAGCACGGCCAGCCTGACGAAGGCCTCCTTGCGCCTGACGATCTCGCCGTCATCGGTGCAGCGCAGGATGGCGGTGCAGAAGTAGGTGTTGTCAGCGACGGCCTTGTCGATGAGGCTGGCCTGGGCGGGCAGCCCTCGGTACGGTCGGCCTGACCAGACGTCGGGCGGGGCTTTGCTCGGGTCGGCGCGGAAGGTACATACCCAGCCGTGATACCCCGATATGAGTTCGCCGAGCAGCTCGGCCATGAAGTCTGAGTTGTTCATCGTTGGGGCTCCGACGAACATGTCAAACCTCGACTGCGACAAGCTCCTTGATTTCGATGGTCACGCCCTTGGCGCGCGCCATCTCGAGCAGATCGGGCCAGTGGCGCTGCGGGATCTGGCCGCCTGTGCCGTCAGGCCGCGGCTGGCACCAGCGCGACAGCGTGCTCTTGTCCAACTTCAGTTGGTGGGCCACGTCGGCCTTGCCACCGAGGCGCTCGATGACGCCGTAGGCGGGGTCCATGGTGTGAATCGTCGGTATTGGCATGTTCGCTCCAGGTTGTGAATTGCGCAATCGCAAGACCAATCCTAACTTGCGTTTGACTCAACGTGGAGGAGATGCCACTATGCCGCTGCTCAGAAATTAGCCGGCAAAAGGCCCCCGAACATGAACACCCAATGGTTCCGCGAACGGTTACAAGACAAGCAACTGTCTCAGCGAAAGTTGGCCAAGATGCTGGATATCGACCCTGCCGCCGTCTCGTTGATGTTCCGCGGACGTCGCAAGATGACGCCACATGATGCGCATCAGATCTCTGTGATCCTGGGGGTGCCTCTCAACGAGGTGATGCGCAACGCTGGCATCGAGGTGACCGAGGACATTCACAACTGCCCCATCGCCGCGCACGTCAATGAGCGCGGAGACGTGACGCTGATGCCGCGTGGCACGCACGACCTGGCCAAGGGCCCGGCCGACTGCCCCGTGGGCACCTACGCCGTGCAGGTGCGCTCGCACGCGTCCATCAAGGACGGCTGGATGCTGTTCGTCACGCCGGCCCAGGTGGCCGCCGACTTCAACATGGACCAGCTCTGCCTGGTGGCCACCGCGGACGGCAAGCAGGTGATGGCAGTCGTGCGCCGCGGCTACCGGCGCGACACCTGCAACCTGGTGCTGTGGCCATCCATGGAGATCCTGTCCGACGCCCAGATCGCCTGGACGTCCACGGTTCTCTGGATCAAGCCCCTGTATTGACCCCCTCCGGCTGACTTGCGCAGGGACCAATGTCCCTGTATTTTTGTCGGGCTTGTGTTGTGATTGTCTCAATGTGGAGCAGAATTCACAGCACCACAACGAACCGGAGCCCGAACGTGAACCACACCACGCGCCGCTTCCCTCGCACTCTCCGCGAGGCCTTCCCTCAAGACCGCGAATGGGCCTACAGCATCGAGAAGCACAAGGCCTCGATGTCTGTGCTTGAGGCCCTGGTGGCCTGGGCGTCCATCACTGGCATGTCTGTGCTGATTGCCTGGGCGGTGGTGGCATGAGCTGCAAGCACTGCTCCGGCCCGTGCGACCAGGGGCGCAAGCCCTGCCCCGCGCCTGACGCGTGCGAGATCCGCAACGACGACGGCCGCGAGATCGAGTTTCTTGGTGGGGTGGTGGTGGTGATCACCATCCTGATGGTCCTGGTCCTGGTGCTGGTGTGAGGTGCCCAGCATGCAACGCCGAAACCTCGGTGACAGACAAGCGCGGCCCGCGCCGGCGCCGGGAGTGCCGCAACGGCCACCGCTTCACGACCAACGAGGCCATCACCAATGGTGTACGCCTCAAGGCCGACGGACCAGCACCTGCCCCGCCTGGTGGCCTTTTGGCACAGGTGTGGCACTCACCCGTTCCCAGCAACAACGAGAAGCCCTGAAGGGCCTGGAAGACGCCCTGTTTTGACCCACGAAAGGAATCACATGGACCTGATTGATCAACTGGCCACTGAATGGGCCATCGCCAAAGAGAAGGAAGACGCCGCCAAGGCCGAGCGCATCGACATCGAGGAGAAGCTCCTCAAGTTGCACCCGGCCAAGGAAGAAGGCAGCGAGTCCTTCAGCACGCCTCGCGGCGCCAAGATCACCCTCACCGGCCGCGTCACCTACAAGGTGGACATCGACAAGCTCACCAGCCTGACCGCAGCATGGCCCGACGACGTGCGCCCGGTCAAGACCAAGATCGAGGCCGATGAGACGCGCCTGAAGGCCATCCGCAACGAGAGCCCCAAGCTCTGGGCGCAGATCGCCGCCGCGGTCGAGACGAAGCCCGCCAAGACCGGCGTCAGCATCAAGTGGAAGGAGTGAGCCGTGGCCTTCAACCTCGCTTCCATCTCCAAGACCAAGCGCCTGCGCGCGCCCAAGGTTGTCATCGCCGGCCCGGGAAAGATCGGCAAGACGACCTTCGCAGCCAGCGCGCCCAACGCGGTCGGCATCCTGACTGAAGACGGCGCCGACGCGGTGGACGCCTCAGCCTTCCCGCTGGCATCGAGCCTGCAGGAGGTCTACCAGGCCATCGGCACCCTGCTGAAGGAAGAGCACGACTTCAACACCGTGTTCATGGACAGCCTGGACTGGCT